GAAGTTCATGCGCGGTCGACTGGATCGCCAATAGGAAAAGCAAGGCACCCGCAGCGGTGCCTTTTTTTATGGGATGTAAGATGGCAAATTTCACAGTGGCCTACCTTTTCCAGCTCCGCGACGATTTTTCAGCGAAGGCGCGGAAGTTGGCACGGGAGTCGCAGAATGCCAGAAAGTCCGTGCATGGTCTAGGCTCTGTGTTCAACAGCATGACGCGTGACGCTAATGCAGCTGGCGCCGCCGTGGGGCGTGTTGCGCACCGCATGCGTGCGCTGCGCACCGTGGGGCGCGGCATGGGCTCTTTCGGTTTCATGGGCGCTCTAGGCGGCATGGCTGGAGGTGGCTTTGGTGTAGGTTCTATGGTCACCAAAATGATGGGCTTTCAAGATGCAATAAATAGCGTTGAGGCAAAGTTCTCGAAGGGCAAAGGGATGGACCCCGATCGGCTGGCAGAAATGCGTCGAGGTGTCCAAATGCTTGGCAAGACAACTCGCTACACAACAACACAGGTCGCCAACGCACTAAACATGCTGGCTATGGCGGGGCAGACATACGAGCAAGCGATCGGCTCGGATAAAAAGAACTTCCGTAAAGGCGCTCTTGCCACGACGCTTAGCCTCGGCGCGGCAACCGGCGCCGATCTTTCTCGGTCGGCTGACATCGTCACGAATATCATGTCGGCATACGGAGTACCGGTCGCTAATCTATCGAGCATTAGCGACAGCCTGACATTTGCCGTTAACTCCTCTAACCAAAACATCTACGAACTGGCCGAAGCGATGAAGATGGCGGGGCCGGCGTCTCGTGCATTTGGCGTGAGTATGGAGCAGACCGCCGCGGCCACCATGGTTCTTGCAAACGCCGGAATTAAAGCGTCATTGGCCGGTACCGGCTTCAGACGAATGGTGACTCGGTTGGTCTCCGTTAATTCCGAGAGCGCGAAGGTGTTCCAAAAGCTAGGCATTGATCCAAAGAGCTTTGTAGATAAAAACGGGAAGATAAAGGATATCTGGGGCGCCGTCGATGCGTTCAAGCAGGCCGGCGCAAAGCCATCTGATGTGATGAAGATTTTCGGAGACCGCGCGGGACCGATCATGCTTCGTTTGATGACGCAATCGTCGGCGGCGTTGCGAGAACTTGAAGCTGCGATCAAGAACGCCAAAGGGGCGGCTGAAAATTCCGCGGCTATTATGGAGAAAGGTCTTGGAGGTGCGATCCGCCGTTTGTACTCGCACATTGAAGCGGCAACCCTAATAATTGGCGATAGCGGTATGGCCAAAGATGTCGACCGGTTGGCGCAATACGCTATTGGGCTGGCGGACGCGTTTATATCTCTTGATGATGGTGTCAAGAAATTGATTGGCCGCGGGTTGTTAGCATTTGCCGGATTTTCAGCTTTGGTTATTCCGCTCGGCATTCTGGCAATGACCGGCGGCGCTTTGGTCCCTGTCTTTGGCGCGTTGGCGGGGGGCTTGTCTGTCATGGCTCGTTTTGCCGCGTTGCCATTCTTCGCCGGTCTCGGGGCGGCTGTGGGCTATATGACGCGACTGACGGCTGCATTCCTTCAATTCGGCCCCGTGGCGACAGGCGTACTCGCTGTGACGGCGCGTGTCATTACCGGGTTCACCGCCATCGGCGCCGCGATCTACTATTGGAAGGAACTTTCTCAAGTCGTGATGGGTTTCTTCTCGGGTCTGTCGTCTGCTTATGCCGGGTCGGAATTGCAGACGGCCGTCAGTTGGTTGACGTCGGCCATTAGCGGCATTGCAACGGCAGTAGGGCAGATTACCGGAATCTCTTTTGAGGGGTCGGGGCTCCAATCGTTTTTCAATGCAGGGAAAGCAGCGGCGGAAGCCCTGTTGAGCCCAATCACAAGCATTCAGAAGGCGCTGGGCTGGATTGGCGGCAAGCTCGGCATTGTCGGCCAAGCTCAAGCTGTGGCGGGGAAGATGAGCATCAACCCCAACACAGCTCGGAAATGGGTGTCGTCGACACACGCGGCAGCGCAGCGTCATCAAAGCGGCCCGCACCCGTACATGAATAACACGCCGATCGCGCCGGTCGCGCGCCAGTCTGTCGACGTCAAAGTAACGGCCCCGCCGGCAATCGAGATCAAGTACAACGGGCCGATCACCGGGCCGGGCCAGATCAACGTCGGCACCCGCAATCGCGGCGACACGTCGACAAGCTCGGCGGAAACCGAAACGCCGTAAGCCATTCGTTACATCGCGCGCGAATGTAACCCTTAAATCACATCATCCAACCGGGAGGCGCCCATGCGCTTGGCTGATTTGCAACCTGCGAGCTTTCGCGGGGCGAGATTTCTTGCGCCGATGGATACCGCCGAAGAGGGGCGCAACACCATAGAGCAGCAGTATCCAGACAGCGGGCGCTATCTGGAGGACAACGGAAGGAACGAAACCAATTTCCGGATCACGGCGATTCTGCATGGACCGAATATTCGCTCTGATTTTGCGCGCCTCAAACGGGCACTTATGCGGCCCGGCCCCGGCACGCTGCAGCATCCATGGTGGGGGCGCAAGCGCGTGGCGGTTATGGGCCGCTACAGCGTCAAGCGCGACGATCGCGACGCGGGCGTGCTCGAACTGGACATTCCTCTCGGCGTCACATCAAGCGCATCGTTTCCCGCGCTGCTGTCCGGCATCCCGGCATCAGTCGGGGCATTGGCACAGGCGGCATTCGCGCGGGTGTTCGCAGACCTTGCCAACCAATGGACTCCCGGCGGGGCTGGCAGTTCGTTTACGACCGCAACGGCGCTGACCGAGCAGGTTGTCGCGCTCGCAACGGCGGTCGCTGCCGGTACGGGGCGGGGCAACGCCGCGAACGAGGTTATCCGCTCGGCATCGGCGCAAGTGCAGTCCGGCGCCGTCGTCGGCCCGGCGCTGCTTGCCATGTTCCAAGAGCCGTTTGAGGATTTGGACCTGACCGGCGCGGAATTGACGTCCGCGTTTCGGGCAACGGCGGACGCGGTTGATGATATCGCGTATGCCGCCAAGGCGGTTCGCGTCCGGACGCCGGAATCGCAACTGCGCTTTGATGTCCTGACAGCTTTGGCTGATCATTCCCGGGCGGCCGTGTTTGCGGCAAGCGCATGGGCGATCGCCGACCGTGAGCACAAGACGGTCGATGAAGTCGAGGCCGACGAGGGTTTTCTGTACGATATCGTCCGCGAAATCCAGGACAGCGAGAAACTGACCGCCGAGGCGCGCGCCGCGATCGTCGACGTGCAAGCATCAATCAGCGAAGTGCTGGCGGACAGGCTGCTGCGCACGCCGCGCATTGCGCAAGTCAGCACGCCGGGCATCCCGGCTGCATCACTCAGTTACCTTCTCTATGATAGCGAGGATAGCACCGACACCATCGTCAACCTCAACCCGGATCAGAACCCGATCTGGATCGAGGGCAATATCAACGTGCTGGTGACCGACTGATGCCCGTCATTGTCATGATCGCCGGGAAGCCATTCACCGGCTGGAAAAAAGTCTCTGCCAATCTGGATTTCGGCAAGGCGTCGAACGAAGCAACCGTCACGATCACGGAGCAGCCTGCCGATCCTTTCCCGGCGCGGCTGAATGACCCGGCCGTGGTGATTTTCGACGGTGTACCTGTGGTGACGGGCTACGTCGACGACGTCAACGGAACGCACAGTTGGGGAAACCACGAGATCACCATCACGATCCGCGACAAAACGCAGGATCTCGTCGACAGCACGATCGGGCCCAAGCAGGAATACAACCCGCCAAAAAGCTTGAAAGAGGTCGCCGAGGGCACGCTCAGAAAGATGGGGCTGTCTGGAATCAGGGTAATCGACAAGGTCAACCCGGACAAGTTCAGGCCGTCCGAGAAAGTCGGCGGCGCAATCGACACCTTCGGCCACGACTTCCTGAAGAATTGGGCGAACAAACGCCAGGTCGTGCTCAACACGGACGGCAAGGGCAACCTGGTTATCGACCGCAACCGCAAAGTGCGCGGCCCGGGTATGCTTTACAAGTCGTTTGAGGACGACCCGCGCAACAACGTGCTCGAGGCGACCTATTCGAACTCATCGAAGAACCGGGCCAACAAGCACTCGGCGGCGGGGCAGAAATCGCAGTCGGACCCGTATTGGGAAACGCAAGCCAAGGGCGTGAAAGACGGCCAGGCTAACCCGATGTCTCAAAACATCGGCGATGCGTTTGACACAGCCATGCGGCCGACCCGGAAAATCCATTACCGCGGGCGCCAGGCGATCGCGGGCAAGACGCCCAAGGACGCGGCGGCCTGGAAATCGAACCTCGCGCGGGCCAACGGCGTCAAGTACGAGGCGACAG